TCTACCTGAAATTAGAAAACCAAATAAAGAAAGAGGAAGAAGATGGTTGGTTGCAGACTCAATCGAAGGATGGGCTGACGCAGTTAAAGTGTTGGTTAAATCATATTTCTTCGGTGGTTCAAAGATTGAATTTGATTTTTCAGACATCAGACCTAAAGGAGCAAGACTTGTTACTTCAGGGGGTAAAGCACCAGGTGCTCAACCACTTAAAGAATGTCTTATCAAATTGGAAGGTATTCTTGATTCTAAAGAAAATGGTGACAAACTAAGACCAATTGAAGTTCATGATATGGTTTGTCATATTGCAGACGCAGTGTTGGCAGGTGGTATCAGAAGAGCGGCACTTATCTCTTTGTTCTCGGCAACTGACGAAGAAATGATTGGTTGTAAGAGTGGAGCATGGTGGGAAACAAATCCACAAAGAGGTAGAGCTAATAACTCAGCTGTTTTAATGAGACACAAAATCACAAAGGATTATTTTATGGACCTTTGGAAAAGAATTGAAGCAAGTGGAGCGGGTGAACCTGGTATCTACTTATCAAACGATAAAGATTGGGGGACAAACCCTTGTTGTGAAATTGCATTGAGACCATTCCAATTCTGTAACCTTACAGAGGTTAACGTATCTAACGTTGTATCTCAAGAAGATTATGAAGATAGAGTTAGAGCGGCTTCTTTTATCGGAACATTACAGGCAGGTTATACTGACTTCCATTACTTAAGACCAATTTGGCAAAGAACAACTGAAAAAGATGCGTTGATTGGAATTTCAATGACAGGTATCGGTTCAGGTGCGGTTTTAGGTTTGAATATGAAATCTGCTGCTAAGGTAGTCAAAGAAGAAAATAAAAGAGTTGCTGAGTTAATAAAAATTAATCCTTCGGCAAGAACAACAACAGTTAAACCTGCGGGAACAACATCTTTAACTTTAGGAACATCTTCAGGTATCCACGCTTGGCATAATGATTATTATATCAGAAGAGTTAGAGTTGGAAAGAACGAAGCAATTTATTCACACTTAAAGACTCATCACCCTGAATTAGTTGAAGACGAATACTTCAGACCACATGACACAGCGGTTATCGGAATTCCACAAAAAGCACCTGAGGGGTCAATCTTAAGAAACGAATCACCAATTCAATTATTAGAGAGAGTGAAGAAAGTTCAACAAGAGTGGATTAAACCCGGACACAGAAATGGAAACAACGCACACAACGTATCGGCAACTATTTCAATAAGAGAACATGAGTGGCCAGCGGTTGGTGAGTGGATGTGGGATAACAGAGAAGCTTATAATGGACTATCAGTTCTTCCATACGATGGAGGAACGTATATCCAAGCACCATTTGAAGATTGCACAAAAGAAAAGTATGAAGAACTTATGGAAACACTCAAAGATGTTGACTTATCTAAAATTATTGAAATGGATGATGATACTGATTTGAGAGGTGAAGCGGCTTGTGCTGGAGGAGCTTGTGAGATTACATTGGTATAAGATGGAAACACAAAATATAAAAAGGGAGAAGCCAAAACTTCTCCCTTCTCATTTTTATGAGGAAAACGGAAGAAAAGTTTTTACAGAGGAATATCATATAGAAAGAGGATATTGTTGTGGTAATGGTTGTAGACATTGTCCTTTTGAACCAAAGGCTCAAAAGGGTAATATCTATTTAAGAAAAAAATAATCCAAGTATATTTATCACATATGGCAGATGGAGTTACATATGGATTGAATTTCCCATTTCAGGATTCTACGAGAGGGGACTATTTACAACTAACCGAATTTCAAAGACAAGAAATTAGGGCTGACTTAATTCATTTATTGTTAACAAGAAAAGGTTCAAGATATTATCTTCCTGATTTTGGAACAAGACTTTATGAATTTGTATTCGAACCCTTTGACGGATTAACGTTTAGTGCTATTGAGGCTGACATTAGGGATTCTATCCAAAGATACATGCCAAATCTATTAGTTAATAAAATAACCATAGAACCTGCTGACCCAGCAAATGAATCAGATACTCAAACAAATACTGTAACAGTTGGTGATGCTAAAATGTATGACATTTATAGATTACCCGGTAAGGGAACTGCAGATTACACTGCAAAAATCAAAATAGATTATGCAACAAATTCACAAACATTTAGTGAGAGTGATTTTATAATTATCAATATTTAACATAGATGGCAAACCGTAAAATATCATATACTACAAGAGATTATCAGGCAGTAAGAACCGAACTTCTCAATTACGTAAGAACGTATTATCCTGAATTAATTCAAGATTTTAATGACGCCTCAGTATTCTCGGTTTTCATTGATTTGAATGCGGCGATTGCGGATAACCTTAACTACCAGATTGATAGAAGTATCCAAGAAACTGTTCTTCAATATGCACAACAAAAATCATCAATCTATAACATCGCCAGAACCTATGGTTTAAAAATACCGGGACAAAGACCATCCGTTGCTTTGGTTGATTTCTCAATTACAGTTCCAGCGTTTGGTGATAAAGAAGATGAGAGATATTTGGGAACATTATTAAGAGGTTCTCAGGTTATTGGTGCGGGTATCGTTTTTGAAAATGTAAACGATATTGATTTTGCATCACCTTACAACTCAGAGGGATTTCCTAATAGACTTAAAATACCAAACTTTAATGCCAACGGAGTTCTTATCAACTACACAATAACAAAAAGAGAAGTTGTTGTTAATGGTATTACAAAAGTATTCAAAAGAGTTATTACACCAAACGATGTAAAACCTTTCTTCGAATTATTCTTACCTGAAAAGAACGTATTAGGTATCACAAGTGTGTTGTTGAAAAACGGAACACAATATACCAACGTTCCAACAACCGCTGAATTCTTAGGATTAGAGAACAGATGGTATGAAGTAGATGCTTTAGCGGAAGATAGAGTATTTGTTGAAGACCCAACAAAAGTATCAGACCAACCAGGTATTAAAGTTGGTAGATATATTCAAACTCAGAATAGATTTATAACAGAATTTACACCTGAAGGATTTAAGAAAATGACTTTTGGTGGAGGAACGAACACAGCACAAGATGCTTTAGACCAATTCACAACAGTTGGTGCAACATTGGACTTACAAAAATATTCAAATAACCTTTCATTAGGTTCTGCGTTGACACCTAACTCAACACTGTTCGTTCAATATAGAGTTGGTGGTGGTTTAGCGACAAACTTAGGAACTAACATTATCAACCAAGTTGGAACAGTAACTTTCTTTGTTAATGGACCTTCAGAGAATACAAACTCTGCGGTGGTAAACTCTTTAAGATGTAATAACGTTACAGCGGCTATCGGTGGTGCAGGTGTTCCTTCTTTAGAAGAAATTAGAAACTACGTCTCTTTTAACTTCGCGGCACAGAAAAGAGCGGTAACAGTTCAAGACTATGAGTCAATATTGAGAAACATGCCATCACAATACGGTGCTCCTGCTAAGGTATCAATCACTGAAAACGATAATAAAATTTTGATTCAAATATTATCATATGATACATCAGGTAAGTTAACGAGTATTGTCTCGAATACTTTGAGACAAAACATAGCAAACTATCTTTCTAACTATAGAATGATGAATGATTATATTTCAATCTTAAGTGCTGAAGTTATTGATTTGAGTGTGGATGTTTCAATTGTTTTAGACTCCGCACAAAACTCAGGACAAGTTATTTCTGACGTAATCGATAAAGTCTCATCTTACTTTAACCCACAGACAAGACAACTTGGTCAGAACGTATATCTATCAGAGCTGAAGAGTATAATACAAAATTCAAATGGAGTATTGACTGTTACAAGTGTTGATGTGTTTAATGAGGTTGGAGGACAGTATTCATCTGCTGAAACATCAATGGTATATTCTAACCCTGAAACAAGGGCAATTGGTCCTGTCGATGATACAATTTTCGCACAACCAAATCAGGTATATCAAATAAGATACCCTAACAAAGATATCAGAGTATCAGTTAAGAACTTCCAAACAGTAACATTATCTTAACAGGTTTATTTATTTTATTATTAAGTTATAATTCTAATGTGTGTTCCCAAAAAAATTCACATTAACTATTTATAACTAAACATCTTAATGGGTCAATCGTATAGGATTAGGACCGAACTCGGTGTTAACAAGACGATAAACGTTCAAATAGACCAAGAGTTCGAATTTCTTGAGATTTTGTCTCTCAAACTTCAACAGGAAGACATATACGTTAGAGCTTGCTCTGATTATGGTGTTCTTGTGGGTAGAGTTACTGCCAATAATGGATTAGGTGTTCCTAATGCCCGAGTTGCTGTTTTTATCCCTATCGATGTCGTTGACCAATCGAATCCAATCATAACGTCAATCTATCCTTATAAGTCAGTTGATGATAGAAATGAGGACGGTTATAGATATAACTTACTACCATATGAGAAATCATATTCAAAACATGCGGCGACAGGGACATTACCCTCAAGAATAGATGCATTGACTGCCACAACTGTTGTAGATATCTACGACAAATATTATAAGTTTACTGCCAAAACAAATGAAAGTGGAGACTACATGATTATGGGTGTTCCACTTGGTATTCAAAATATCTTGATGGATGTGGATTTATCTGACATAGGTGAATTCTCATTAACACCACAAGATTTAATCAGGATTGGTTTAGCAACCGATGCCCAAGTTGCTGGAGACACTTTTAAAACCTCAACAGACTTAAATTCATTACCACAAATTATTTCGATAAATAAACAAATTGAAATTTCACCTCTTTGGGGTGAACCATCAATATGTCAAATAGCCATCAACAGATTAGATTTTGATTTAAGAGATGATGCGAACGTTGATATCCAACCTACTGCAGTGTTCATGGGTTCAATTTATTCGACACCTGACACATATAGAATCAAAGGAGGTAAAACTGGTTTAGGTGCAAAACTTAGAGATGATTTCGGAAATCTTTGTCAACTACAGGCGGGACCTGGTCAAATATTAGCGATTAGACAGACAATACAAATTGATGAGGACGGTAACCCAATTTTAGAAGAATATAAATTAGAACAAAGTGGAAACATAATAGATGGTAATGGTTCTTGGTTAACTGAGTTACCAATGAACTTGGATTATATTGTTACCAATGAGTTCGGAGAGAAAGTTTTATCAAACGACCCAACGATTGGAATTCCAACTAAGGCAAAATATAGATTTAAAATTAAATGGCAACAATCTAACGAGTTATCTGAACAAACAAGAAGACCATACTACTTGGTTCCGAATGTTAGAGAGTATGGTTGGTCGAATAGTGCGTCAGACCCTAACCTTACAGGTGGAAATGATAGATTGGCAAGTTCATATTATTTTGGTTTAGCTTGGTCAGGATATACAAAAGGCTTTACAACAACACAAAGAATAAAGAAGTTGGATGAAATGATTGATTGTCAAGATACTTTCTATCAATTCAATTTCAACCGAGTGTATACAGTATCAGCTTTAATCGACCAATATAAAAGTGGAGGTAGAAGTAAATTTGTAGGGATTAAAGAAATTGATAGTAACGAGTGTGCTGATTCAGTTAATAAATTTCCTGTAAACGAAGGATTCAGAAATTTTGATTTTCTATATTTCTTGTTTGCAATCATTTTCCAAGTCATACAAATAATCGGTATACCATTATTGGTTCTTTATCATTTCGTTGCTTGGTTATACAACAATTTTGCGGTGGTAGTAATTGGGGTCTTAATAGGTTTTGCAACAAAGGCGTTAATTCAAACAGGAATTGAAGGGTATGCATTCGTTTCCGCGGCGGTTGGAAATCCATTTACTTGGAATATGGTTTTGGCTGCGGGTTCAATTTTTTTGAGACTAGTGTTTTATACATTCCTAATACAACAATTAATTAAAAACTTTGGTAAATTAACTTCTTACAATTTTGACCCTATAAAATTGGCGATGATACAATATCCCGACTGTCAAGCATGTCAGTGTAATAATGGTAACATCACACCTGTCACTAAAAATACAGAAGATGTGCCACCCACACCTTCACAAATGACCCAAGTTTCGGGAACCGAATCATATCTTCAAACCATAGAAGGTTATTTAGCAACGAGACCACAAATAACAAATATTACGAATCAAAGTGATGAAAATTATGACAGTATTTTAAATACTGTTGCTAGTGCTAATGGCCAGGCATTGTCAGGCGTACCAGGAAACGCTAAGAATCCTAAAATTTATCATACAACTCGTTCACAAATATTCGGAAGAGCGAATGGTGATAGTCAAAGTGAAATGTTTGGACTTAGTTTAGACTTACCAATTGGTGAGAGAATAAACATTTATAATCTCAGGTCAAAGTTTTTCGATAATACAAACAAGATAAAAGTAACTTTTGCTGCTGACCAAAACCAAGGGTTTCATTATGATAATACTCTAACAGTATTAACATCGGGTGATTATAATCCTGGTGATTTAATAACTTTTGTGAATCCTGCTTTGTCCCAAGACCCTAACTATAGATGGACAGGGACAACGATGGGTGGAAAAGTGATTAATGGTCTTACAGGAAAAGTGCCAACAGGAATTATACCAATAACTGTTAACTATGCGACTTCTCAAACAACAGATGGCACCACAAATTATACATTACCTACAGGTTTTACTCCTACTTGTGTTACTAGTGTGACGATTAATGTTACAGAATCTGGTACGACTTCTTATTTGACTTGCTATGGAGCAAAAAGTGCGTTGACTAAAACTGTTGGAACACATACAATCACTGACGTTGACTGTATTCAATTGAGTTCTTTGGGTGGAAGTGCAACATATACTGTCACAGGTTATGGTGATGAATGTAGAGGGTATGATTATCCGATGGATATTGAATATTATCAAGTTCTTACTGCAATAACAATCACCAAGAGAGTTGTTAACAACTCTCCAATTTATTCTTTACCAAGCTTAGCCCCTGTCAACTCTAATGGTATAACCGCTAATCCAAGTTTTTGGAATCAATTAATACAACCTTCAACAATCATTACTTTTGATAAATGCAGAAGTGATTTTTGGGGGACAAATCCAACAACTGATAGAAATTTCATGTATTCTGAAAAATTGAATGCTACTTACCTCAATGAATTTGAGTCACAAAAAGTTCTCATATTGCAGAGAGGAGTTGACCCATATTCCCCACAGTATAATAACAAATATGGTATTGGAAGAATATTGGGATATACAAATGAAGATGATGTAGTTATAACTGCATCAACAAGAATAAATGTTCCAATACAAAAACTACCAGCGGGGTCAACAACATCAGTTCAACAACATAATGTTCAGAGTAACATATTTTTTCAATCTAATTTCTTCCGACCAATAAATCCACCTGTAAGCACACCAGGTCTAACTTTTAGTGGATTTTCAACTCCACTTGTAGGTTTTTACGGAGCTCTTGATAGTAACACAAGGTCAATTACAGCACTAGGAAATTCATATTATTCTAATAATTACGTGACTATTACATCGAATGGAGGTGTTATTAGTAAACCAAATAACGTTTTTGTTCAGGTCAATTACAATCCTCCAAAATATCCAACAGGATTTTTCAATGGGACAACGGAAACAAAATATAACAACTCTGATGATTTATCAGGGGGTGCAATTCTAAATGGTGGATACGGTTTTGTAGATGGTGACGATTTACCTTATGTTTTTGTCCGTTGTAGGTCTGCATCTTATACTCGGTATAACTCTGTCACAGAACAACTTTATTTTAGTCCATCTTTACTACCAATATTTAGTGCTACACCATTAAGTATAACAACTGCTCAAACTGTTATGAGAACTGATAGATTACCTTCATCTGATTATGCAGATAATGGTGGTAATTGGAGTGGAAGTGTTTCACTGTTACAACAAAATTTAGGGTTTCAAGTATATAATTTAACTTCAGGAGACGGAGTTGCTGGTATTACATTCAGTCAAGGGGCTGAAACAATCACTGCAGACATTGAAGGACAATACGCGGCCGGAAATGTTTTGGCATCCTTAAATGATTGTGATAGAATGGTTGGGCTTACCTGTTATTCAGGTGATGGAACTAATTTCGGAATTGAATTAGGTTGTGAGGAAAGTGATTCAATTGACAATGGATGCTATGTAATGGTTAGAAAACCGTTAACGGACTTGTTCAATGGTAAAGATTTTAAAACATTTGCGGAGTGGGGATTCAGATATAGATTCTTCTATGCTTTATGTAGAGGGGTTTTAGCTCAAACCTTTACCAACAACTGGGTGAATGGTTCTTTATTTATGTTCCCAATTCAAGTGGACAGATACTTTAATAGTCAGAATAAGCCAGAACCACCTGTATTCCCAAAAAAATTAATCTATTTTGATTCTGATACAAATAATTTTTATTTCAGAAGTTCACCTTACATACCAACATCTGTATCGAATCCATTTATAGGGAGACCAACAACAGATGATACAAACCCAATAAATAACAGAAATCTTTTATTCCCAACAACTATAGTCAATTTAGGGATGAAGGACTCATTTTATGATGAGATAACTTTCGAACCATCGACAGCGTCTTATGTGATGAGTAATTTGAATCCAACAAGTTATTCGGATACTTCAGATATCGTGAATCTTTTTGTGATTAGTAGAATTACTGATGAAAAGTTTTTACAACAATTAATCCCTTTAGGAGACAATTCTCTTAATCAATTATTCAATAGATATGGAACAGGGCTATCAACGTTACCAAGACAAAGAATTGATGCAGATTTGGCTCAAATGATGTCTATCAATTCCGAGTTTGGAGTTATTCCTTTTTCACCTGAGTTTTATCCTTCGAATGGTAATCCTACTGACCCAATTAAAGTTGTTGGACCACCTGGCAATCCAACCATGGGAATATTTTTCTCATCAACAACAGCTAATCTACAAGATAAAGATTATATATCCCCTGGAGTTATAAACTTCAGACCCGACCCAAATCAAACCGCTGTAACCTATGAATTTGGTATAAAATCACAATTGGTTCCTTTTTATCAATGGAGTCTTAGACAAGGTGGAGTTTCAAATATCTTCGGAAGTGAAAAAAATAACTGGGCGACTACAATTAGTGACATTACAGAGTATCCATATCAAGCTTTAAGTAGAAGAAGAGTTGCTAATCCTAATTATTATTATGGTAATAATACGTCATACGATATATTCCAAAGAGGATATATTTTCAGCGTAACGAACACTAGTACCCCACAAAACACGACATACGATACATTCACTCTTTCTCAAAGCAGTAAGTTTTTAGTTGGAGCACCATATCATTTTTACTTTGGATTAATTAAAGGAGAAACCGCTTTGGATAAATTCAAAACTAAGTATGGAGCAAATGAATAGATTTACACTCATACCAAGCTCTCAACAATATAAGTCAGCTCCTGCTAATGACCAAGAAGTATCGCTTACTTTAGAGCAAAAACAACAGGAACTTACTGAATATGATAGGAGTTCTACAGTAAGTTTGGCGGATGTTTATGACAGTGAAAGACAGGGATGCACAATTTTTAGACCTACATTCAAAGTAACTTATTTATATGGTAACGTAATTACGGGAACGACCGAATATCTACCTTTCAAAAATAATATGTTTTATGTCGGTGCAGATGCTTCAATTCAAAATGGAGTATGGAAAGGATACCCTCAATACTATGAATTTGATTTTTTTAGACCAAACATAAATGACCAACATTTAGATTATAAAGCTAAAAGTGCATACACATATAATTGGACATATTATGTTTCTTATGCTTTTGAGAATGATGAAAATAAAAAGTTATATACAACTTTATCAACTCAGAATAATTGGATTGCTAAAGATGGTATTCCATTTACAATTAGTAATGCTCAGTCAAACGGTAGTAGGGTTATTAGATTTGAATGTGTTGCACCTCATGGATTAAGTATTGGTGAGTTTGTTCAATTATCTTTCAGTTATAAACAGAATAATATTTTTGAGGTATATTCTTTAGGAAATGACACTTTTTATAGTCAACCATATGTTTTCAATATATTCAACAATGGTTACACTGGAACAACATTTTTAAATGGTAAAGTTGGGACTTTCAAAAGAGTTATCAATCCTGATAATTTATTGGAGACAACTTCGAAGTATTATGTAAGAAAACATAAAATCATAACTAACTTAGATGATTTGATTATCACCAAGGCAGGTTTTGAAAAGAACGTCTTCAATGAAGAGAAAAAAATTGAATTGAGTTCATTGACACCCAATAATGTTACAAGAATCAGTCAAAAGACAAGTAGTAACGCCTATAATATTTCATCGGCAATTGACTTTAATTTTAGCGGATATACCGATAATCAACAAAGACCTCTTTCAGAAATATTTTTAACCATAGTATTCAAAGGGTATACAGGTTGGTTTAATGAACCATCTAATGGAGTTGGGTTGAAACAAGGGTGGAAATTTAATTTGACATCATCTCCCAATTTTTATTGGAACCAAAGTTTCGTCGCTTCGAACACAACGATTCCTTTGTCTTCATATACAAAAACAAATGGAGTTACAAAAACTTTTTACTACAATGGAAATCTCAAGAAGGGTGATATCATGGATGGCGATTTTTGCGAGTGGAATAACTATGAGCAGTTGGAAAGAGTCATATCACCTTATATTCATAAGATTAAATTCAACCAAAATATATTTTCAACAACTCAATTTCCTGATACAAATGCTCCGGGGTATTATTATGAACCACATAATAGTATGACACTTAGAACATTTTCTGATTATATCGAAACAGGAAATGTTGGACAAGTTGAAAATGTTCCATCATATTGTTTCTTTTCAAATGCAGACCAACAGTTTAGATGGAGAGATTTATATACTTATGGTTTTGTAGATAACTTAGGAAGGGGAGTTGACTATCCATTTTTGAACAGCGCCCATTACCCATATCAAGGGATAATATTTAGATTAATACCTGAAGGTTCCAACTACAATGGTAATCTCCTTGGTATTGCTTACCCAGAAAAACCACTTATCGATGGATGTGAATAAGTATACAATGACCACAAACCAAGGACAGGATAGATTAATAAATATCCCTGTGCAACTATCATGGGATTATTTAGGTAACGACCAAAGTATTGAGGTATATGAAGAAGAGGTTATTACAGAGGTAATTGGCGTGGGTAGAGATTTTGAAGTATCAAGATTTGCGAACCAAGCATATACAGGGTTGACTCAAATTATTACAGAAATTAATTATGAGTTTTATTTCTATTCGGGAGGGACTCTCAATTCATCTGCGAATTGGAAAATGGATTATACATTCGAAGGTTTCAGTGTTCAAGACATATATTATTACAATAATAATTTTACCAATTCATTTTTCAAGTTAGACTTCTACGATAGTAGGGATGAGAAGAGTCAAGTTAACTATTTAACGATTATCATTCCAACCCAACAAGGATATAAGATGCCTGCGATGATGCAAAGAACCCCTGTTGAAATCAAAATGCCGAAGTTCACTTTAGATTATGTTGGAGATAAAGAAGGGTTTTTTATTTATTGGTTGAAGAAAAGAACGTTTTTAAATATTGACACATTCTTCATGACAGCCAAGTTCTTTAATGCGGAAAAAGGATATTTTGTAAAGATGATTAATCAAGGACAATTCAACATAGTTGCAAATCCTTTCAACTTGGATACCCTAACAAATTTTTATTATCCCGTGAAATTGAATTACGACACACAAACTTATGAGGTGTTTAATTCAACAAGTCAGAGAGTTGGATTAGCAACCAACCCGATAAAATGGTATGAATATGTTAACCCACCACAATAATGGATTATAACTTTATAATATCACCCGAGAACATTCAAGGAGACCTTGTAACTGTTGATTACAAAAATGAACCTGTAGGTGTATATTCAGGAATGAGTCAAATTTTGTCTGCTGGTCCTAATGGAAGTTCAATTCTGACAGGGTTAAGTGTGAATATTCTTTTGACGCAGACTGCGGTTGATGCTGGATATTATTCACCATTTGACGGAGCGATTTTACAAAAAGATATTGTTGCTAATTTCATATTCTCCTCCACAACAGGAAACCCATACACTTATTATGTTTATAATACCTCTAATGATTTCCAAAAGTTTTTAGAGTTATCGCAATATTCAATTGATTGGGGAGATGGTTCACAGATTCAAGCTTTCCCACAAAGAACACCTAATTACATCTCACATCAATACCCAACCAACACACCTAATCAATACAAAATTACTGTGAGACAGATAAACCCATGGGGGATTACTGTTGTTGAAAAAACTGTCACTACGCCATACACTGAAGTTGTTGCACCTAACCCACAAGGAACTGCTTACTTTGTTTCAAACAACGGAAGTTGGAGTGCAACACCTGTGAGTTACAACTACATATTCTCAGGTGATGCTGTTAACGAAGTTCAACCTCAATTGTCGTATAACTACGTAACAGTTCCATATACAATTTCAGGTTTAACTGTTTCAAGACTTAATGAACTTACGCCATATGGTAATCTTACACCACAACAAAGAATTGGATTACCAATTATCCAAAATGGACAAATTTGGGGAACAATTACAAACATTGACCCTCTCTTCACAGCATATACAATTAACACAGTAGATTATTATGATTTCAGTGGAGGGACAACAATATTTTTTGAACAATCTTCAGGATTTACAAGTGATAATATGACCGCAGTTCCAATCACAAAAAATGAAGCACTTCTCAAGGTCATGGACCAACCACAAATTCAAACTGATGTGTTCGTTGAAAGAGGTAAGAACAGTGCATATGAGAGAGTTCAAAGGTTAGGAGAGGTTGACAACTTAGGAGATATGATTAATTATGGATATGGATTTTTTAACGTTGAAAATAAGGACTAAACTATTTATAAAAAAACTAAAACATGGCAATAGGCTCATACGGAACAATTAGACCAAGTGATGTTTCACCCGAAGATGTGGAAATACAAATGGTCTATACACCATCAAGAGATGTGACAGAAGATTTCACATTAACAACACTAGATGCACCGACAATATTAAGACCATACTTCAATAACTCTGTGACAGGTGGAAACGCTGGTGTTGAAGTTCTTGGTGGTTTATACAATCTTACATTACCAGCCGAACAATTTAACGCAGTTGGAATTTACACATTATATCTAAGACCTGCACAGATTAGAACTGTGATTACAGATTGCGGTGTCTTAAATGCACTTCCAAATGTTAAAGGTATTATTATTGACGTTACAAACGTCCCAACTGAATTCCAAAATAACTTTGTTCCTCAAGGTCTTGTTGGTTTCAGAGTTGAATATTTGAATACTGACGGAACAAAAATACCAAATTTCTTTAGAGTGGTTACTTCGTGTTTCTTTTGTGAACCAGTTGTAACAAATGAAGTTAATACAACACAAAAGGCGATTAGATATAGATATGTTGATGGTTCAGCTAACTTATTATTTTTAACATTATCACCTTCATCATCACCAACTAATAACCCAAATGCTACACCATTTATCGGACAGCCTGACCAAAGCATTATTATTTCAAACACATTCTTTAACCCTGTATCTATTGAGATTGAAATGGTTGAATACGATATATCATCTCTTGCAATTGCTCTTTATGGTAATCAGACTAAATCTATTGATGATGGTATCTACACAATCTACGATTCTGAGAACAATATCTACAGACAATACAACCTTTATGAAATTAGAGACCAATATAACGCTCTTCTTTATGAGGTTAGACAAAACCGTGGAAATAATATCGATTTCAGTAAAAACTTTACAACAATTACTAGTTAATGGCAACATCAAGAAGCAAATATTTTTACCCTCCGAGACCAGGTAATGGTGCGGGGACATTTTCCGATAACATTGTTGGATTACAAACAGTTAATGGAGGGGGTCTTACGCTTGGAACATTTGACTTCAACACAGTTGTAACTGAAAAAGTTAATAGATTCTTCAATGTAGGAGCGTTTTCTGAACTAATAAGTTTGGAAGGGCTCGGTATTGATGATTTGACTGAAAGTAGGAGAATTCAGGCGACACAATTCAGAGTTTATCCAAACTATGATGTGTCTCAAGTTCTTAATTTTACTATGTATGGTTCACTATCTAAAAGATTCAGTGTTTCCATAACTAAAATTATCAATTATTTCCCAGCATCACTTGATGTTCAGTATGAAACAGAAAACTTCTTAACAGGAGAAACTGCCGTTAATATTTCATACAATGCTTTGGAAGATGAAACCTTCTTTAGAGTAAACCTTGATAGAATATTCAATCCGTTCGGTATTGATTACACAATAAGTGCAACCACTAACCTGTCTTTGAGAGAGATAGTCGTTTCACCACTCAGAAACTTGACTGAAACCTACCTTGACTATGTTATCAATCTCAGTGGTATGTCTTACCCTGTAGTTTCTTTCAATCCTTCGGATTCACTAACTTCGGGTTACATTGAATTTTATGTTTCGGGTGCACCTTTCGGGACAAGCGCAACAACCTTTGAAGATAATTTCACAATAAGACCAAGTGACTACATTGTTGATAAAAGCTTTGGAGAAAACTTTGATGAGGTTGAAAGGTTCTTATTGAATAGACTTGTAGTGCCAGAATATACCGCGTTTTTCCAAGTCCCACAACAAAACGAGGCGGGACAGTATTATACTCAATATACTCAAGTAACTTGGCCAAAAGAAGGTCCTTGGAACTTGAATATCCGTGGAATATCTTTCGACAATTATCTTACACAACTTCAAGAAATTGCTGTGAATCTTGATTCATTCAAAACGAATTTGATTTCAAGATTTTTGGTAACCGATTCGTTGAAAGAGTTTGATACTTTGGGTCAAAAAGTTGAAAAAATATTCCAAATATATGGAAGAAGTTTTGACCAAGTAAAACAGTTCATCGATACGTTGGGATACATGAACTCAGTAAATTATAATGCTGGAAATGATATACCCTCTCAACTATTAGTTAACCTATCTCAAACGTTAGGCTGGCAATCAAATTTTTCTCCGATAACTGAGGAGGATTTTCTGACTTCTGTTTTCGGAAACCAAAGTAATACAAACTATCCTGGTTATGCAAGAGCCTTAACACCAACAGAATTAAATTATGCTTATTACAGAAATTTAATCTTGAACGCAGCTTACCTTTTCAAATCAAAAGGAACAAGAAGGTCTGTTGAATTTCTTCTTAGATTAATTGGGGCACCTGATTCTTTGATTGAATATAATGAACACATTTATTTAGCCGACCAAAGAATTGATTTAGAAAGATTTGATACTCAATGGGCTCAAATCTCTGGTGGAACATATGTTGAACAAACACCGTCATACCTACCAGGGACAACCTTCAAAATCAAAGGACAGACATTTAGTGCATATACATCAACAACAACTTACCAAACTGCCAGAATACTAAGAAGTGATTACCCAATTGATGTGGAAGGATATCCACAAGCACCAAGAGACACAGAAACTTATTTTTTCCAAATAGGTTCTGGTTGGTATGAAACAACGCCACAACACAGAAGTCCTGACGAAGTTCAAGTTACAGGAAATGTCTTCACAGGACAAAACTATAATATTCAGACTCAATTACAACCGTTTACCTACGGTCAACCATATCTTGACAGATATACTGATTTCCCATACATGACTGAAGGGTTCAAGTTAAGAAAGGTTGTAGACAATAATAAATCATGGTTGTCGGATGATGAAAAGATTAGAGTTTCAACTCAAGGAGACTACAACGCTTATTACTATGTTTCCAATGAGAAACTAGTTCTTAACGTGAAGAATGTTGATTTATTTCTGAATCCAGCACAAGGTTTTGTTTATGATGTTTGGAAGGAATCAGTTAAGTATGATTACCCTATTCCTGAATCAGGATTGACAGTAGGTTATCCTGTTCCTGGCGGAGTTGATTGGACTTACATAAATCCCGAGCCAAAGAAAAAAACGTTTTTTGAATTCTCACAAACTTTTTGGGAAAACATGATTAACGTTAGAAACAGACAATACATTACTGATGGTAAAACAGGTGGATATCCCGTATTACAATCTATCTTTTGGAAATACTTGGAGTCAGAACAAACAGTTGGTATACCAAACAACAAATACACATATCAAAAATTAATTGATTATGTTGTAAACTTGGGGCCTTATTGGACAAAGTTGGTTGAACAAATGGTTCCAGCAACCACAATTTGGATGGGTGGAGTTAAATACGAAAACTCAATTTTCCATAGACAAAAGTTTGTCTATAGAAGACAAAGAGGTTGTCAGTTTGTTCCTGTTCCAAAATTACCATGTGTGGTGGCTGCTGAGGTATTTCCAACGGACGGAGCAGTTGAATATGTTGATTTTGCAATATATCCTTGGCTCAATGGTAACACACAAGTTTCTAGTTTTGAGGCAATACTAAATAATGTTTTGTCAAATTACTTTACAAGTCAAGGACTATTATCGACTCAATGTGATTTAAATTCTGTTGTATCTACTTGGTATGTTGATTTGAAAATTGGTTCTAACACAATTATTCAAGAAGCATTCTTCACAGGATATGGTAATACTGATGTTCCAACAACAACAGAATGGAAAAACGCTTTGTTACAATATCTACCTAATTTATACAATTATGGGTATACTTTTTTCATTGAGGGTAATATAATAAAAATTATGAGTATGACCGCAACACCTATTTATATTGATGAAGTTATCAGTTTGAATGCGGGAATTTCATTCACAATTAATTGCACGACAATATCATGATGGCCGTACCACCAAATATTAACCCTTTAAATTATACAATATCAATAACAGGTGATTGTAGTAATAATGCTTCAGGTATTATTTCTATTTTTGTAAGTGGAGGAACTCCACCTTATTCATTTGAATGGCAAGATTTCTCACCGTGTGTAAACTCTTTGGGTTTATGTGAAAAATTTGGATTGACTAGCGGAATTTATGCTGTCAGAATCAACGATAGCTCTTTACCTCAAAATAATCAGTTTATTGTAAACATACCTGTATCTGATGGTGTTTGTGCATCAATAGTGCAAGTTCAAAATACAACTTGTAATTTTTTCAATGGGGCAGTAACAGGTTCTTCAAATTCAGAATATTCCTCAACATTATTTTATCTTGTTGATTCAGGAGACTCATTTTTACAATCAGCAACAACAGCGGTTCAAGACGTCGTTTTCACTAATTTAAGTGCGGGAACTTACAATTTGATAGCATTTGATTTAGGTGGGTGTAGTGCAAGAACCCAAAGTTTCATTGTTGATAACTCACCTACTTTAGATTTTGGTTTTTATATTGTTCCTAACTCGAATTGTGGCTCGAATCAAACCAATGGTAAGTTATTCGTCACAGGTGTTACAGGAACACCACCGTTTACATATAATTGGAGTGTCGGGACATCAACAGGTTCAACTCTTACAGGA